GAAATTGCTTGTGAAAGATATCCTTTGCCACTTCCAAAATCTAAAAAGCTATTTACTTCGCCGCTATCAAGAATTTCTTTAACTATTTTAGGAATGTCAGCGCCGCTTCCAAACGCTGACTTACTGTGTAAAGTTTTTAATTGTTTTAAATATTCTGCGCTATGTGCCATTATAGTGATGCATCCTCCATGCCAGCAACTCTAAGTTTTACAACATTAGTAATTTGCCATTGCTTTTGATCAAGTGCTTTAAGTACGCCTAACCATTTGTTACGCATTAGTGCAAACTCGTTGATAATCTTTTCGTAGTCAACAACGTCTGCCTCACCGTCTACGTATTTTTCAACGTCACGGCTTGACAGAGCTCGTTGATAGTTCTCAAGATATTTCTTAAAAAATGAACTACGCAATCTACGTAGTTCAATATTTAAATAGTTTAGAATTGCTTCTATTTCTTGAAGTTGGTTAAACCGCTGTTCAACAATTCCTGGCATCTCAGCTGCTGCTTTTTCAACATTACCTTTGAGTCTAACTTCACGTTTTGCTTCTACAAGTTCAGTTTCAAAATATTGTATAGCACTTGGAATTTTAGAGATATCACGTGATACATCTGAATACCATCCCATTACTCATCCCACTCTTGTTCGTCTTCGTCGTCTTCATCTTCTAAGTAGTATTGAATTGCAGCATCTAAAAGTTTATCATTGCCAAGTGAAGATTTTAATGTCAAGTCGTCAACACCATAATCAACTAGTAAATCAACAAATTTTTCAGCTACAAGTTCTGGCTGTTTCTTATCTAGATAGTTTTTAAATAAGTTCCAGATGTCAGCAATTTGGTCTTCATCCATTTTCAGCAGTTTCCTCGATTAAGTTATCATCGGTATTTACCAATTCGGCTTCTAATTCAGCTAGTTCTGCTTCTCTTGCCAACCGTTCAGCTTCTGCTTCATCGGCTGCAACTTGTGCTTCTTTAGCTGGCAAATCTGCCATAACCTTATCGAGTAATTCGCCTGTCCAACGCTTGCGGAATTCTAGAATAGGTTCGCCGTTACTCATAACATACTCGTAACGATTACCTTTCTTTTCTAGTAGTCCTTTTGCATCCATCAAGTCAAACATACCTGAATATGGATCCATACCTGTTTCATATGGAATCTCAACTTGTACACTTTCAAACGGTTTGTTGTAACGTGTTTTCATTACTTTACACGCTGCTCTAATACCATGTACTTGTGATGTTTTGTTGCCGTCTGCATCCACTTTAAGTTTAAGTTTCTTCATAGCAACAACCATACTACTTGCATACACAAAACCCGAACCACCTGAGATCTTGTCATCTGGATCAAACATATCTTGCGATGCATACGTGTGGTTAGTTACACACATGCCTACATTGTAACTACCAAACATGTTAACACAGTTAGTTACAAGTGCTTTAAGTGCTTTTGCCTTACGACCAAAGTCGCCCTTCATATCACCTTTTTGGAACTGGTCCATTTCAGTAGGCGACATAAGCATACCAAGTGAGTCAACTACAAACAATACTTTTGGACGATCTTCTTCGTTCATTGCTTTGTAGTCTTCCATAAATGTACTAACTGTTTTAGCAACATCATCAATCATTGCCATATTAAGTTTAAGTAATTTACTTTCGTCTGTGTCTACCTTTAGTGCTTGTAGCCAAGTTTCGTCAAGTGCATTTTCACTGTCAATAAGGACAACAAAGATACCTTGGTCTTGTGCGTATTTTACAATATTACCTGACACAATATAAGATTTGCCTGCACCTGATTCGCCTGCAAATACCGACACCTTGCCTAGCGGAATACCTTTTTGAAAGTCACCACTTAGCAAATAGTTAAGTGCAAAGTTACCTGTACTAATCCAATCAGTTGGATCGTTGAAACCTGCACTCATACCCGTAATAGATTTTGTCAACGAATTACGGAATTTCGTTGGATCGAATGTTTTACTGACCATTGTTTCTCCTATCTAAAAAGCGTAATGGGGGATTGCTCCCCCACTATAGTTTATCAACCTTGACGTGAACGAATCATTGCAAGGATATCTTGTGCTCCACCTTCAGCTGGCGCTGGTGCTGCTTCTGCTGCAACTTCTTCATTAGACTTAAACGGAATATCATCATTACGTGTGTCTACTGCTGGAGCAGGAGCTGGAGCACTTTGACTAACAGCCGTTGCTTGTGGTGATGCTGGCTTTGACGGATCGCCTGTACGTGCTTGCATGCCTGCTGGGCGGAAATATTGACTCCAACGATCTGGATCGTAGGCTTCGCCATCTACACTTGCTTCAAACATTTCTGCAAGAACTTTAACAGCCACTTCGTCTGGCTTTTTAGGAAGGAAGTCGTTGAGATTAAACAGTCCGTGTGTATTAACTGCATTCATCTCACTGTCACTTAGTGGACGCTCTCTACGTGCCCAATTACTTGCGCCGTAATCTGCATATCCACCTTTGGAACCTTTTGCAAGACGGAAGTCTACACCAGCAGTATAATCTGTTGGTAATTCTTCCATATCTGGATCCATAAGAGCTGCCTTAATTAACTGAAAGATTTGTGGACCAATAATAAAACGTCTAACAGGATTTTCTGGTGTAGAGTCCTCTGCTAGTGGATTATCTGTAACAAATCCTTGGAAGATATATGAACGTTTCTTCCAATATTTACGACCCATATCTTCTAATGCTGGATCTTTAAACCAACCACGTACTTCCTGTAGAATGCCACAGGATTCGCCGTACATTTCCATGCATGGAACTTGTACTTGTACTGGGCGTGAACTTGTGTCGCCCTTAATACCGCTAAATGGAAGTTTAATCATCAAACGTTCTTTCCAGAAGAAAGTGTTTGAATCGTCCCCATCAGGTAAGAAGCGAAGAGTAGTTTGTTCGCCTTCTTTCATATTCCAAAATGGGTAAATTGCGTTGTCGCCACCGCCTGTGCGTTGACCGCCTGCGCCGGCTTCTTGTTCTTTAAGTTTTGCTCTAATTTCTGCTAATGATGCCATAGTTATGCCTCCTATAATGTTGCCTATGTCTTGTGTTGTTGTATGCCTTAATGTGCAGTACTATTACATACTACACTGTTTTATTTACCTTGTCAAGTCTTTTCTAGTCTATTTCTTTAAAATCAAATGTGTTTCCAGTATGCAACCAATTTTCTATTTTTGTAAGTAAATTTTTATGTGCGTGTTTAGGAAGATGATTGTTACGCGGATCATTGCCGAAACCGTACGTTGGTGGAAAAACGTTATATACTGTATCTTTAGAGCAATAAAAATTTTTAGTATTTTCAATAGAGAGCCTGAAACCCTTGCGAAATTCCAAATCAACTGGGCATCCTGCAGAAACTACATACATTTTTTTAAAATATTTGCTCATTTCTTTAAGGATTGTAATAATTTTTAACATTTCGGTTTGAGTATATGTACTGTGTAAAACATATTCATGTAAAAACAAATCAAGAAATGAACAACGTTCACCGAATGATTCGCCTACAAGATTTAGCATTTCTTCTCTTGTTTCTAGATCCCAGTTGTTATTAAGATGAACAGCATAAACTTCTGAGTAAGACTGGTGTCTTGGGGTTTGATTATTTATAAATTTTAAATTAAATCTGTATATACTAGGTATAACAAAAAATACACTAATATTTTTAAGTTTTTCTTTTTTTGATTTTTTAACTGCGTCTATAAATCTTTGCAGTTGGTAATCTGGGCCTGAACCGGCTACCGAGTAATTTATTACTTTTATTGTTTTCTTAATAGCTACAGGCCATGCTACATAGGTTAAGTCATTTCTATATGTAGGATCGCAATGACTATCTCCAAATATCCACAACTTTTCTTTTTTCATTAGTGATTATTTTAAACCTGCTAAATTCTTAATTCTGTTTATTGCTGCTTCTTTTCGATTTTTAATTGATCTTTCATCTCTAGACTTTTGAAGTTCTGCTTGACGATCGTCTCTACCTTTTTGAATAGCATTCAAACGATCGGTTCTATCTTTTCGAATAGTTGCTAAACGAGCATCTCTATATTCGCCTTCGCCTTGCTGTTTAGCCACTTCTGTTTCTGGATATCTGCTATACTCTGCTTTTTGTGCGTTACGCTCTGCAACCATAGCTTCTACTTTTTCAATAAATTGAGCAGCTGGTTCTACATATTGAGGACCATAATCTTTTTCTACCATAGTAAGTACTGCTGTTTCGCCTTTAGGAAAAGTTCCGTTTTCTCTATCAAAATAAGATAGAATAAACTCTCCAATTGGTGTCTTTTGCTCTTCTTCTGGTTCTGGTGTGCCTGCTTTTGCTAGTTGCCCTTTTTGGTTAATTTTGACATCCATTGTATCGTCTGCTTCAGCATGACAATCTTCTTCGCAATCGCATCCTGATTTAGGATTGCCTACTTCGCAACCACAATGCTTACAAGTATCTGTACTTTCAGCAAACTGTCCCATTAGTTTATCAATTGCTTTTTCAATAAGAGAATCAATACTGCTTACTGTTGTTTCGTTTGTTGCCTTGTTCTTTTCGTGACAGTCGCAATGCTTGCAATCTGGTCCACATGCACATTCTGTTACAGGTTTGCCGCAACATGCATCTGGGCACATTTCAACTGCTTCTGCGACTAAATCTTCTGGACCTAATTCTGTTGGTTTTACAGCTTCGCCTACTAAGTTATAAATGTATGGAAATACATCTTTTAATTCTTCATTGAACTGTTTAATAGTTAATTGATCTACCCAGCTA